CTCTGATCCAGACGCTGGTCAGCCAGGAGGGAAAGGTCGGCGTGTCCACCGCCTTCCTCCACGCATCCGGCGAACGCTTTGAGTTCGGCACCCTGCTCGTCAAGGCCGAGGGCCTGACCGCCCAGCAGATTGGCGGAGCCATTACCTACATCCGCCGACAGTCCATCCAGACCGCCTGCGGCATCTCGGTCGACCTCGACGACGACGGCGCCGTGGCATCAGCCGGCTTCCGCGCTACGGCCTCCGCACCCTCCGCCCCTGCCTTCTCCCCCACCCCTCGCCCCCTGACCAAATGAGCCAAGACCCCTACGACCCCATCAACGCCGCCATGCGGCACCTGCACAACCAGAACCTCCTCGCCGCCGAAGAGGCCAAGCGGAAGGCTCAGGACGAGCAGATGCAGGCCATGCGTTACGCTGGCAACGAACTCGCCCGCGTCCTCGACGACATCATGCAGTCTGAGCTCTGCCAGTTCGACGCCATCTCGAAGGCCTGCTGCATCGCCACCATCGCCAAGTGGAACCGCGCGAAGACCGGGCAACTGTGATGGCCGCTGACACCCCCAAGGGCATCGAGAAGATTGCGGCCACCGTCCCGAAGCAGTACGCCCTGCTGCTCTTCCTGGACGGCTTCCCGTACGTCGAGTTCACGGCCCGCAAGGCCGCCGACTTCCTGACCGACCTCAACGCCTGGAAGCGGAAGACCTACCCGTCCTTCGCCCGATCAGATGTCCGCTTCTTTACGCTTGCTCCTAACGGCGAGATAAAGGAACTTACCTTCGCCCGATGACCAACCGCGAAAACATCAAGCGCCTCGTGGAGAACATCACGGGCTCGCTTGCGACCGTCCAGCACATCGCCGGACGCTACGAGCAGCACGATGCCGACATCATCACGCTCTCAGACCTGAACCGTTCGGCCATCACCGAACTGCAGGTCTTCTCGGAGTCCATCGAACTCGCCGACGAAGCCGCCGCCGTGAAGCCCCTCCATGACCGGGTCCATGTCCTGGTCGTCCAGCTGCGCGTCCTGCGGAACACCCTCGAACAGATGGAGAACGCCGCCGAGAAGGCCATCGAGGACGTGCGCCGTATCTCCGCCTCCGTCGAAGAAGCCAGCCCCGAAGATGACAGCCTGTGAACTCTGCAAAGGGGCCTGCTGTGAAAGCATCCTCCTGCCCATCGACGCCAGCCCGACCACGACTGAATTCTATTCCGCCCGTGGGTCGGTCTTCCAGATCGTGGGACGCACCTACGCCGAACTGCCTTCTCGTTGCCCGCACCTCTCCGGCACCGGCAAGTGCAAGACCTACGCCAGCCGCCCGGTCGCCTGCTCCCGCTTCGCCGTGGGCTCGACCATGTGCCTGACCGCCATCGAACGCCGACGCCCCGATCAGGCCGACGCCATCAAGGCGCTGCTCTGACCTTTCCCACCAACCCAGAACACCAAAATGACCACCAAGATGACCACAAAAGAAATGAAATCCAAACTCAAGGACGCGGAGCACGACTCCAACTTCTTTCTCGAGAAGTTCAAGGACGCCCGCGACGACGCAAAGCATGGCGAAGTCTTCGCCAAACAGTGCCTTGCCGAAATCGAGTTCCTGCTGCACGTGTCCAACGAAATGGCCAAGGAGCTTGGACGCCTCGACCCCGTCAACCCGGCGAAGTATCGCTACGAGCTGATGAAGGAAAAACTCAACCTCAAGTAATTTAAAACCATGCCAGACCTCATCACCGAACGCGTCGTCTACGACGGCATCGTCGCCCTCAACCAGTCCCTAGCCAAGGAATTGGTCTACAAGTCACCGGCTCACGCCCAGGCTTACCTCGCCCGCACCCGCGAGGACTCCAAGGCCCTCCGAGTCGGCACCGCCGTCCACAAGCTCGCCCTCGAAGGGCTCGACGCCTACAACGCCACGCACGCCATCGCCCCGGACGTGGACAAGCGCACGAAGGAAGGCAAGGCCGAGTGGGCCGAGTTCGTCACCGCTAACGAAGGCAAGGCCATCCTGACCGCCGAAGAGGGTGCCTTGGTCGACGCCGTGGCCAACTCCGCCGCCGTCTGCATGAAGAACAACGGCATCGTCCTCTCCAAGACCGAGGTCATGTTCACCGCGTTCCTCGGCGATACCCTGGTCAAGTGCGCCATCGACGGCATCTCCGACGACGGGTATATCTACGACCTGAAGACTTGCGAGGATGCCAGCCCGCACGGCTTCCTCCAGGCCGTCCGCAAATACAAGTACGCCCTCCAGGCTTACTTCTACCGGCACGCCGTCGAGTCCGCCTACAAGTGCCGCGTCCTCGGCTTCCGCTTCATCGCCGTTGAGAAGGAGCCGCCCTATGCCCATGCCGTCTATGAGCTGGGGCCGGAACTGATGACCAACGCTGCCTTCGACTTCGAGCGCGCGCTGACCCTCTACAAGGACTGCACCGCCTCGGGCAACTGGCCCGGCTACCAGACCGAGATCACCACCATCGACATCGCCGCCAAGCCCAGCGCCGCGACCAACATCAACTTCGCCTAATATGGCAATTTCAGACAAAGAAAAGGTTAAGATGCTCGAGGTTGCATTTGACCATATGCTCGACGACCTCAAGGACATCTCCCTTTACGTCAAACACGTCGAAGGCCTTGCGCTTCAAATCTCTAGCCATGTTGATTACTCGACCGGCTCTGAGGCAAACCAAGAACAGAAGTCACTCGACGCAACCTGCCTTAAAGCGGTTATGTCAGACCGACCCAAATCGCTCGAAATCTACGCACCCAAACAATAACACATGACCACCGAAAACAACGACCGCCCCCCGCTCACGTCCATCAGCACGAACGGCACCTACAAGCTGAAACTCATCAAACCCAAGTTCGAGAAGGTGAAGCAATGGGAGGACGGCACCTCGTCCGCGCGCCTGTTCTTCGTCGACGACAAGGGTTTCTGCCTGTCGAAGAACTTCTCGAGCAAGTACGGCAAGGCCCTCGCCATGCTCGTCGGCAAGTTCTCCGGCAAGTACACCAACGAGATCCGTCTGGATGCTACCCCGGCTGAGTTCATGGAATACATCTCCCCGGCTTGCGGCCAGACCATCCTCGTCGGCGTGGAGGTCGAAGCGAACGGCGAGTGGCAGGGTAAGCCTCAGTATAAATACAAGATGACCTACCCCCGCGGCAGCCAGAAGCCGACCGCCCCTGAAGAGCCCCTGCCGCCCGAAGGCGTACCCTTCTAAGCCCGTGACTGACGAAGCACCCACGCCGATGGCCGCCCCGACCCTCGTGCTGATCTCGGGATTCGCAAGGGCCGGGAAGGACACTCTCGCCTCCGGGCTTCTCGAGTGGTCCACCCGCCCCGCCGAGCACATCAACTTCGCCGACGCCCTGAAGGAGGCCGCTAATCAGTACATGGACTACCTCGGCCTCGACGGCGACTTCTTCCGCGAGGACTTCAAGGTCGATAACCGCGACTTCCTCGTCCACGCGGGCAAGTTCGCCCGGCGCATGGATCGGGACGTCTTCGCCCGCCACTTCGCCAACTGGTGCCCGGTGATGAAGCATCACGACCAACCCTCCCCCGAGACGGTGGTCTGCTCCGACTGGCGCTACATCAACGAGCTGCGGGTCTGTCAGGACATCCTCTGGGAAAGGGGCTGGAAGGTCCGCACCGTCTATGTCGCCACCGCCGGCATCGGCCCCGCCAACGATGAGGAACTGGACAGCATCGCCGAGATACGGGCCGCCCATTCCTTCGACCAGGAATACATCTTCAAGCCGAACGCCCGCCAGCAGATCATGTCCGAAGGACGCATCCTCGCCAAGTCATGGAGGCTCTGACCCCCGAGACGCTGGCGTGGGCCCGCAAGGTCGGCCTGTCCCCTGAGCGCGTGGCCTTCCTGCTCGCCTGCCCCAAGTATACCATCTGCCACGGCCAGCGTAAGTCCGAACGCAACGTGAAGGACAACCCGAACCATCACCTGCAGCGCCTCGGTGACTGCTACTGGTTCCGTCTACGTCGTCGCGGCACGGACATCGTCGAGAACATCGGCGGTGACCTGACCACGGCCCGCAAACGCCGTGACGAGATGCTCGCGGCCTTCGACGCGGGCAAGCCCATCCCTTACCTCAACGCCCGATGAGCGCCCCGACCCGATTCGTAGCCTTCGGTGACAATCACGGCGACATGGCCGACGAGAACGCCGTCGAGGCTCTCTGCGAGTTCATCAAGGACTACAAGCCGACCGTCCGCGTCCACCTCGGGGACTGCTTTGACTTCCGATCGCTCCGCCGTGGGGCCGGCCAGGATGCCGAAGGCGCTGAGTCCCTCATCTCCGACATCGAAGCCGGGGAAGCCTTCCTTGAACGCACGAAGCCCACCGTCTACCTGATGGGCAATCATGAGCACCGCGCCCAAGCCCTCCAGCATACCTCCGGCTCCGCCCTGGTACGCGACTACTGCGCCGACCTCGAGGCCCGCATCAAGACCGCCGCGAAGAGCTGCGGAGCGAAGACCATCCTCCCCTACCACGCCGAGAAGGGCGTCTATCGCTTAGGACAGGTCGCCTTCATCCACGGCTACGCCCACGGCCTCAACGCCACCGCCGAGCAGGGTAAGCACTACGCCGACCGAGGAGGCGCTCTGATCCACGGCCACACGCACACGCTCGCCCAGGTCAACCTGACGAAGGCCGAAGGCGGGGCCGCTTTCTCCGCCGGCTGTCTTTGCCAGAAGGACGCCATGGCCTACGCTTCGCACCGCCTAGCGACTTCCCGCTGGGGCTCAGGCTTCGCCGCCGGCTGGGTCGATGGCAAGGACTGGAAGGTCTGGCTCGTCCACCGCGTCGGCTCCCGCTGGGTCTGGACCACCGACCTCAAGGTCTTCACCCCGAAGGCCCGATGAAGCGCTTCGACGCCCACGCCCTGTTCGCCGCCCTTGTCA